TGCAATTGCATTATGCAAATACTTGATAAATAAAAACATATTACTAGAACTACTATGGCCTAATTTGACTCTTTTTTGTGTCTGGGTGGGACCGCGCGTGTGATGACGGCTAAATAGCCCTCCCCCGGTGCCAAAATAGAACCGGCCCTATGATGATCTGCGCAGAATCAACGAAGTGAGGGTGAGTGATGCACCACATAGCCCAACGCTACCGACCGCCACAGCGCCATTGATGGGATCTCATGAGGTAAACTCGAGTTTACATTCTGCAAATAATTTGAATATTTTTGCTTTTGGTTGTTGACATTTCCAAAACCATCGCCGACAATTTATTCATGGTGCTATTCCGCACTACTGACAAAGGTAATTTGATATGGCAAACGTAAATGACAATGCATTTCTTCCGGTTGAGACTGCGGGAAAGGATGTTGCCGAAGCGCAACAAAAAGCCGGTCGTGAGGTTCTCAACATAGCCATCAGCACGATAAAGGCGAAGGTATTCACTGAGGATGATGCCAAGGCGTTCCTAAAAGGATACGCTGACCAGATGGCCACCACGAATAAGGATAGCGTCAAAACTCTGAAGTCTCGTATGGCGCGGATAGTGAAAGTGATGCTGGCATCTGACAAGAAGCTGAACGAATTTCACAATCTATCGAAACCCGCAGACGGGCAAAAGCTGGTGACAAAGCTGGCCAAGAAGTGTGATGGCATCGCGCCACTCTACAAAGCATTGGCAGTACCCAGCGCGGGCAAGGCCGAAGGCGATAGTGAAGGCGAAGGCGAGGGTGAAGGATCAGAACCGACCGCCAATGATGCAAAAGCACTGTCAGATTTATGGTCCACATTCATGGGTGAAGCAATGAATCACGGTCACACAAAAGACGACATTGCCGCATTCCTACTCACGCTGGATCTGTCCCAGTAACCCCAAACCAGCACCAACCCCACAGCCCTGCCATCACGGTGGGGCTTTTTTATGCCCGCCATTCTCTCTCTATCGCTCTCTAAGAGACGTTCTAATCTGACCCTATACCCTACCCTTGCTTTTGTTATCGTCTCTCACAGCGCCTCTCACAGCCTCTCAGCTTGACATGGCCACTATTCCATGCGATAATATGTACATGGTCGGGCAATAACGTTCGGCTATATCTAAAAAGTAAACTCGAGTTTACCTTGGAGGTGATGATGCACAGCGAAGAACAAGCCGAGTTTGAGTCACTGATTAAGGATGAGATGCCCGAGCTTGGCGCGATGTGGTTCAAGTTTTATGTGCGTGAGCCTGACAATTACGATGATGCGGGTGGTTTTATTGTTCGCTTCACGTTGTCAGATCAGCGCGAGCTTGAGCGTGGTGAAAGGATGAAGCTGGATAACCTCGTGCGTGATGAGTACAGACGAGAGTGCTGGCACTCGCATGATTGCTGTGGTTGTGTGTTCTTGTCTTATGTACTGATACACGAGAGTCGTGGTGACGTGTACGTTGAGGTTGACTTTGGCCGTAACTACTAAGGAGGTGGTGACATGGGTTGGATAGTAATGGCTCGTGATGAGTGTGGTGATGAGACTCGCGTTAGTGATAGCGAGTGGTCGAGTGAAGGTGAAGCATTGATTGAGGCGTCTGCGTTGCGTGATCTATACCCTGAGTACAGAGGTTGGTGGGTGGAGACATTGTGCGACAAGGATTATTATCTTTCTATGTATGACCAAGATAGGGAGGAGTGGTGATGATACTAACGAAAGAACAACGTCATGCATTGTTTCGTGTGTGGCAACGTGGTGGATCAGACTTGAGTTACCTACAGTTTAGGCGTAGTGTTGAGTCTGGTTTTTGTATGGATGGCGCAGTCATCGTGCCGTGGTGTGGTATGTGGCTTGCCATTGAGACTGATGGTTACACTCATAGTTAAGGAGTAAGTGATGCGTACTAGTGCGAAGGACAAAAAGATACTGGCTCATTTGTTCTCTGATTTGTTGGAGAGTTTGAGACTTACGTTATCTGCTGAAGAAGTAAAAGAAGTGGAGGCAAAAGTTTTACTGCTCTGCACTTATTGTCATGTGAAACCAGAGACAGTTACAACGTGGTCGGAACATTACTTTGTAGATAAGTGTAATTGTCAGATGGAGGTGCGAAAGAGGGGAGAGATTTATGAAGACGAGTGTTAGCGTATCCAAGATGAGTGGTAAGTTGGCGGGTATTCCTGCCATCAATACCAACACAGCGACGAACCCGTACTGTGTCAAGCAGTACACGAGTGGTGGAGCGGACAACATTTGCACGATGTGTTACAGCCAGCGGATGCTGAGTACCTATCGTAAGAATTGTCAACCATCATTCCAGCGTAATAGTGACGTGTTGAGTAGTGATAGAGGGGTTGACATTCCCAAGATCAACGCTGCATTCGTGCGGTTTCATGGTCACGGGGAGTTAATCAACGACACACACTTCCTCAATCTGTGTGACATAGCAGAGAGCAACGGTCACTGTACGTTTGCATTGTGGACTAAGCGAGTTGACATAGTCCGTCCGAACAGGCATCATGTACCTGAGAATATGATTCTTGTTTACAGTAATCCAAAGATTGATCGCGTGATGCGTAAGCCACCGCGTGGTTTTCATCGCGTGTTCAACAACGTCACCAAGAAGTATCGTGGTGATGCGAACTGCACGGGGCAGAAGTGTATCGACTGCCAGTTGTGCTACAAATTCGACACGGCTTCGGTCATTGTCGAACACGTTAAATAACTTAAATGCATTTAAGGAGAAGTATCATGGGTTGGAGAAGTGAGATTGAAGTAACGACTACCATTGACTTGTGTGATTACGACGATGACATCATGGAGTACGTGGAGCCTGACAACATCGAGGATGCGCTTGAACTGATGGAGCGGTGGGGGTATAGTGATGGTGACATCCTTGCTCATATGCTTGATGACATGGACAACGAGTTGTTCTTGAGTAAGGTAGCCGGAGTGTTGACGGTGGAGTCTGCACTGTCACTGGTTAAGGATGTGTACGTGTATGGTAGGGGTGCACAGGTACGTCATCTGATGGCCCAAGATAATCAGATACAAGAACTGCGTGAGAAGATCCGACAACTTGAGGAGAAACCTACACATGGGGACAGCTAGTATGTATGGTAATCAGGTGATGGATGTGGAGTTGGACTGTGATTGGATGACTCTGTATGCAACCATCGAATACAGTGTGTACGGTGACGAGGAGGATTTAGTTGAAATCGTATCAGTTAAAGCGAGGGGAGTTGATATCACTAATTGGGTCAATTCTAGTTATATATTTGATCTTATTGCTGATGAGATAAGCAATGCAGACTATCACTATAGTGATCATGGAGATGAAGTATGATTGTTACATTTGACAACAAGTATCCAGAGTATGCGGCACCATGTGAACGGCCCGTTATCCAGAAGCTAATTGACCTGTGTCTCAACGGCAACGGTAAGGTGTCAGTGTGGGATGGTGAGGAGCTAGCTGTGCATGGGTGTAGTGACAAGCTACACATCCTGAAGAACCTAGCACAGACTGAGATGGATCAGGTGGAAGCGTATGACGTGGAGGGTAACTGTCGTGGGTGGTTCTCGTTGATCTATCACAACGGATCAGAGAACGAGCCTATGATTGTGATCTCTGACTACAGTGCCAACGAGTGGTGCGAGAATGTGTACCGTAAACTAGACGAAGCCTTCGGAGGTATTGAGATATAACATGAGAGATGGTATGACATACAAGGAGATAGCTGAGGCACTAGGCATCTCCCGTCAGTCAGTGCAGAACATAGAACGCAGGGCACTGTGGAAACTAAGGCGATCAGGGAAACTTGATCAGTTTCTTTGTCTTCTTGACATCGAAGTCAAGGAGTATTACGGTGAAGAAAGTAGGAGGATTAAGCATGGAGAGTGGTGACAGAAAAAAGTTAGAGATAGTTGATAGGTATTCGTTTATTGACGTTGACCATCTTCACAAGTTTACAGAGTACCTGTCTGGCGCTAAGTTTAGGGTACGTAAACACACTGACTACGTGGACGATGACGGTAACATTGTGGACGAGGCTGATGCGGTTGACTCGTACACTTCTGTTGGTGTGTTGTATACGGACGGTGATGGTGGTGCCATGGAGTTTAGTTTCTCTGAGATATACGAAGAACACGGATATCAGATTGAAACGATAGGGTGTCAGTGGTGTGACATAACACCAGAATATATTCTTGCCATCAACGAAGTGTTCTTACATCCTGACCTGTATCAACATGGTGAGGTAGAGGTGTTTGAGTCTCCTTGTACTACTGTCTCGTGGGATAGTGACGAGCTAAATGAGCGTCTGCTTAATGCGAAAAAGGACCGAGAAAACAGGGTTGCACTTCAACACTGAGTGTGGTATACTAAACTATATAGATAACTAAGTATTAATATTATTACTAATACTATTACTAATACATAGGAACTACATATGACACGAGAACAGATGATTGAAGAACTGGTTGAGTACGAGTTTACTCAGGTCACGATGGTTGAGATCGTTCAGATGTACATCAAGTTGCAACGTGAGTTCATGGATCAGACTCTTGATGATGACGAGCTAGCCGGTAGGTACAACGATGTGTTTGGTGAGGACGAGGAGGTAATACACTGATGGCATTCGTTAAACTGCACCAGAACTGTGATGACTGTGGTTCAAGTGATGCGTTGTCCTACAACGAGGATGGATCTAGCTATTGTTTTGCTTGTGCTAAGTTTACCCCCTCACCAGAGGGCACAGGAGGCTCTGTGAGCAACATTAAAGAACGAGTAGTGCCGGGCCAAGGGTTCGATAGATCGGCCTTTGCAGAGCCATACAAGGGCTATCAGGACAGGGGTCTAACTGCCACCACCATGTCAGCGTACTCAGCACAGCAGAAGGCAGGCAACATTCTGTTTGGGTATCATGATCCTGTTGGTGAGTTAGTAGCGGTGAAGACTAGGTATCCAGACAAGCAGTTCAAGATCGCAGGGGATTGGAAGAAGGCTGGGTTGTACGGTCAGCACCTGTTCCCCAGTGGTGGTCAATACATAACCGTAGTGGAGGGAGAGTTCGATGCACTGGCATCCTATCAAATGTTTGGTGGTAAGTATCCTGTTGTGTCTATTCGTAATGGTGCCCAAGGTGCTGCTGCTGACTGTCGCCGCGCCTACGACTTTCTCGACCAGTACGATCATATTATCTTTTGCTTTGACAACGACGATCATGGCCGCTCTGCTGCTCTAGAGTGTGCTGATATCTTTGGTGGCAAGGCCCGCATCTTCCATCATGGTGAACACAAGGATGCGTGTGACTACCTGCTTAACGGTGACAAGGAAGAGTTTGTCAAGCGTTGGTGGGCGGCGAAGACCTACACACCTGACGGTATGGTGATGCTGGGTACACTGCGTGAGTCGCTGAAGAAACCGTTGGAGGAGGCAGAGGTACGCTATCCATACAAGGGTCTGGATGATATGACGTTTGGTATCAGACCGACTGAGCTAGTCACCATCTGTGCTGGCTCTGGTCTGGGTAAGTCCACGTTCATGCGTGAGCTAGTGTTCTCCATACTGGGACAGACCAACGACAGGGTAGGACTAGCGTTCCTTGAAGAGACACCTGATCGTACTGCCCGTGGTCTGGTAGGATT